TATGGATGCAGCGATCAGTATTTCGGTCGTCTTCGTTTTCGCTAGGCCAAAGAACCACTTTCGGACCAACGGCCAGCTCAAACCATCCGCACCGACTTACTGCACCGCACGCATTGGGGACGTGGACAAACTCAGCCGCTCGGTCTTAGATGCCTGTGCGGACGGGGTTTTGTACGCGGCTGACGAACAAGTCATCAGCCTCATTGCCCACAAACGCTACGCCAATGACAGAGAACAACCCTGCGCCATCATCACTGTCTCCGCCGTCAAATGAGCTTGCACAAGCTTTGCGTGACTTTCAAGCAGCAGTGCCAACAATCCATCAGAACGATTCTTCGTTTCACGGAAAGTTTGCCAACCTTCCAGGCGTCCTTTCAACTATTGGGCCTGCATTGCGTGCCAATGGTCTTGCCGTCTCTCAGCTTCCTGAAGACATCAACGGCCAACCTGGCCTCCGCACAACGTTGCTGCACACCAGCGGTCAAAGCCTGACTGCTGTAACGCCACTTTCAATCAACGCTGGGAAGAACGGAACCCAAGAGTGGGGCAAAGCAATGACCTACTCTCGGCGCTACGCCCTTCAAGCCGTCCTCGGTCTTTGCGTTGGCATTGAAGACAACGACGCAGATCTAGAGCCTGAAACAAAATCAAAACCTGCAGCCAAGCCTGCGGCAAAAAAGACCAGGGGCCCAGATGATGCTTTGGAGAAGGATGAGTATGTGACTTGCCTTAGCGAGATCCAAAGCTATCCGAAGATGCAAGATTGCGTTAAAGACTTCAGGACTGCGTTTAACCTGCCCAGCACAGCCAAGCTCAGCGAGACCTTCACCATGGTCAAGCATCAGCAATGGCTAAATGCAAACGCCAGCAAGTATGTCTGAAGAGAAGACGCCACAGGCCCTGCAGGACGACAGGCGTCGTCGCAATCACTTTCAGGTTCGGCTTGATCAACAGCTAGCCGACCAGCTGCGCCACTACGCAGAGCAACGCCACCACGGCGTGATCAACATGGCGCTCAACACAATCGTCTCCAAATTCTTCAACGCTAAAAACTGATGCTCAACATCACTGCACACGGCAACCTCGGCAAAGATCCTGAGGTGAAGCAGGTCAAGGACACCCAGGTCGCTGAGTTCAGCCTGGCTTCCCGCACCGGCAAAGACGAGACCACCTGGATCAACTGTGCCGTCTGGGGCACTCGCGCTGACGTGGTTGCCAAGTACCTCTACAAGGGGGCCAAGGTAACCGTGGTTGGATCTGGCAAGCTCCGCACTTACGAGAAGAAAGATGGCAGCGAGGGCAGTTCACTGGAGCTGCGCGTGTCTGACTTCACGCTGCCTGCTAAGGCCGATGCTCCTAGCGAAGGCCAGAGCAAGTCAAACTTCGATTTCTAAAATCACACCTAGGGGGCAGGGGGCCTACGGGCCTCCTTTTTTTATGAGCACACCAACCATCGAACAGGTCAAGAAAGACGGCGCACTGGTGTGGCGTGTCCACCATGCGGGCATGACCCGGTATTTCCGTGAGGACTGGCGCGCGCGCTACCACTACGAATCGTGCATCAGGCTGAGCCGGACAAAAAAGCTAGGCAAGCACAGCTAGCTGGGCAGCATCGCCTGATCTAACGAGGCGATGTGCCCGACAGCCTGCTGGATCAGCTTGGTTTGGTGATACCCCTGGCGGGTTAGCGAGACGCACAGACTGCGTAACTTTTCCAAGTCATCGCAACTATGGATCTCGCGTACCGTCGCCTCTAAATACAGCTCCTCTTCCAGTGTCTGCTCGATGATCATCCACTCCATGGGAGCCGCGCAGCTGCTTACGCTATAGCGGGAACAATCAAGCGACGCTAGGCATAACCGTTACATGATTGTTGTAATGGCCCGTGAGGCGGTAGCTCTTCATCGGCACCTCTGACATCCGGTGGAAGACCATCTGCCCGATCTTGAGTTTTGGAAATAGCGGGAGTGCATGATGCAAACGCTCGTTCTTCAGCTCCAGCGTCAGCTTTGATCCGTGCCAGCCTGGATCGCACCAGCCAGCAAGCATGTGACCGTAAAAAGAACGAGCACGGCTTGACTTGAGTACAAATTGCGCGCTGAGATCGTCGGGCAAGTTAAATGACTCGCGTGTTTCAGCCAAGCAAACTTCGCCGGGGTGAAGCATGAACGGGTCATCTTCTGTCCGATGCGAAATGTCCACACGCACAAGCTCAGGGCTGTAGATGCTCTCGACCATCAGATGGTCACCAAGCAACACATCTAGCGATGCCGGATTCACCAGCCCTTCATCCTCATCAAAGGGGACAACCATTTGGCTTTTCCGACACCTGGCGATGATCTCCCAATCACACAGAACTGCCATTCATTGCTTTGAGGGTGCAACCTATTGTGCCTCGACAAATATGGCCCAGCCGCTCCTGGGGCCATTGACTTGCCAACGTTGATGGAAGGCAGCTTGGCGGACGCTGACGCGATAGCCAGAGAGCGCCGGATTGTGCGTGCCCCTCTCAATATCTGGCAGGCCAAGAGGGTCTGACATGAGCCAGCTGGCGTCGTTGCTGTATCGAGATTGGTAGCCGTGGATCACGCTCCAGTGGCCGCAAGTTGCGCTCCCGCACATTGGAGGCTCGCCGCGCAGCATGTTGCCTCGGTGATACCAGCCGACCAGCACAGGAGTGCCTGCGTCGATGGCTTCCATCACGTCTTCTGCATCGGCATTGTCAACAAAGCGAACCTGCAGGCCAAGGCTGCTCAGGGCTTTGACGTGAGCGTACACAGAAGTCGTGTCGCCAAACTTCTCACGGATTCGCGAATACTCCTCTTGGGTTTTGATCTTGCGATGGTGGGCTGCTGCCATGGCGGCTGCGCTGGTGAAGCACATTCGCTGCCCATTCGGTAGATCGAGCTGGCGGAAGTATTGAGGCATCCAGACCTCCTGATCAATCCCGCTTGCCTTCCAAGCTTGTATCCATTCCGCTGACTCCTCCAGTAATTCCGCTGGCATGGACTCTTCAAGCTGTTTGACAGCAGCCATGCGGTGGGGGACATCTCGTCTGTAAAACTCAAAGAATGGCAGCAAGGCGAGGCCCATGGCTAAAGACAGCAGGGTCACTTGGATGATGCCTGACAGCACCTACTTTTCAATCCTTGTGTCAGGCAGCAGAAGCTCACGCAAATGCTTGACAGCCAGATCATCTAAATCGTTGTCGGTACGCGATACGACCTTCTCGCACATGGCGACAATCAGTTCCTTGAAGGCCCGTGATTTCCACATGGTCATCAACACAGGCTTGAGGATTAGAAGCATTGGCCTGGCCTAGTTACCCTTAAAGCGTAGCTCTGTTGCGCTATGGCAGAAACTCAGCAGACCAAGACTGAAGAGCAACAGGATCACAGCAATGGATGGCTTGGCGATTTTGTCCGGCTGACAATCATGATCTGGGCCATGGGCGTAATCACCGCCAACTACCTAGGCATCTTCAAGCAGTCGATTGACGTGACTTTCTCGGCCTCGCTCCTTTCCTCGACTGCAGCCAGCTATGGGCTATCGGTAGGCCGTAACGGCCAAAAGAAGAAAGAAGAGAAGAGCGTTATCGTTGACAACAAAGACACCAAAGCTGGCATCAAATGAACCGCACACTTTTGGTATTGGGCATCACATTGGCGGCTGCTATGCCTGCCCGTGCTGACATCACCCACAAAATCCAGAGTTCGGTCAGCTTGGCCGTGGATGGGGCTGCAACTTCCGCTACTCGTGTCGGGAGTTCCTATAGCGTCAGCGGGATGGGCGTCAGTGTTTCCTCTGGTGGCACTGCGAACCAAATCGGCAGCCTTGATGATCTGACCAGTGGTTCGGCTGTTGATTACACCGGCACCGTTCCAACCCTGTCTGGCACTGGCAGCTGGTCATTCAGCGAGACTTACATGGAAGGCGATGACACGCCTTCGACTGTGACCATCACCAGCGGTGTTGCTGGTTCACTGCCATTGCTTGGCATCAACGTTGTTCAAAGTGGTGGTGTTGCTGGCAGCTTGGCTGGAACGATTGATTCCGGTCATTCTCTTGCGATAACTGCAGGCGGAGCCGGTACTCAGGCCGTTGGCCAAGTGGTTACCTCAATCACTGCTAACTGATGAGAGCTGCCTTGCTGCTGTTGTTGTTAGCGCCAGCTGCACATAGCGTGCCGGTTATACCCAATTTTAAAACCGGTACACTTACATCTCATCAGGAGACAACCAGCAAGGTAACTGAGACAATCGTTAGCGAAGAGTTCAACACTGGCTTTCAATACTCGGCAACAGGTACAAACGTAAAGGCCGACACCTACATCAATCCGATTTCTGAAACCACCATCAACGGATGGACATCCTTAGGAAAACGGCCCAACTGGTCAGTTGTCGATCCAGCCAAATCGTTCCAGTTCACAGAGACTTATCGCGGGCCAGGTCTCAGCAACAGAACAACGGTGCAAAGAGTCACCGAGGTGACAAGCGTCATAGACACAGTCTCTTCCTTCTCGGAATAATCTTCTGTGCTCCTGCAAACGCAAACGATATTGGCGGAATCTCCGCAACCGCATCTCCAACTGCCACATCCTCTGGATCGGTGTCTAATCAAGCTGTGCAGATCCTTCAAGGCTCAGCAATCACAAACACCTATGGCGGCAACATTCAGTGCCAAGGGCCGACATTGACGGTTACGCCGTATGCAAACCGCACTAAATCATGGGGCCTGCCGTATGAATACAGCTACCCAGATCCGGTGTACGACCTCAGCGATTTAGATGAGGATGGACGGCTTGATAACCCAGGTGACACCTTGTTTTTCAAAGACACCAGGACTGGACAGAAAGACCAGCACAATTGGAATTTTGGCCTGTCTGTCCAGGCCACAATCCCGCTAGATGGCGGCCTGCAGGCACGTTGCAAAAAAGCTGTTGACTTCCAACTTGGTCTGCAAAAACAGCAGTTAGCTAACAAACGACTGGATTTTGAGATCAGCAGGCTCAAGCACTGCGGTGAACTCATGCTCCGCGGCATTCGATTTGCAAAAGGCAGCCCGTTCGAGAAGGTTTGCGCTGATGTCCGTATTCACCACCCAACGCCCCACACACATCCTATTTCGGTCGTAAAGACCGCTGAAACTTCCGCCGCTCCATAACTGACTCAACCTTGGGTTTTTTGCCCAACGCCTTCTGCAGTTTCTTGGCCACCTTCTTTACTGTCGGCTTGATCAACCTCAACAGAAAAGGAGTTGCAAGAGCTGCTGATACACCAATTACAGAAGATGCCGCCACAGTGGTTGCTTGGGGCAACGTAGGGATAGCCTCTATGACCTGTTGCACCAGCGGTTTGGTTTCCTCAACTTCTGCCACGGGCACAGGCTTAGGTTTTTCAGGCAGTCGAATGTCTTTTGCAGCCTCTATTGGATCAGGCTTTTTCGGCATCCGTGGAATTTTGGGCTTTACTGGTTCAACCTCTGGCTCGAAATCCAACGGGCTAAACGACGGCATATCGATAACTGGCACGCCAAGCTCCAGCGTCACAGGCGGCACATCTGGTATCGCTACTTCTGGCAGATTTACGACAACATCAAGTTCAGGGATTTGAATTTCAGGTATTTCATCCATGAAGCCAGAGCGGTTTACAGCAGGTCAGCTTTTTATAGAGAGGACCAAGCATCGCGAAGGACCGCCAATCGTTTACACAGTAATGTCTGGGCGCAGTTCCAGGCTGTTCACCGATTACAAGGCAATCCTGCGCTGGATTAAATGGCCATCAAAAACTCCCACGGGTGACGCCTTACGTGAATGGTTTGCCTCGTTTGAGCAGAAACCTGAAACACCCGCGCCAGAACTTGATATGGCTCAACTGCAGCGTGAAGGCTTCGGGCCTGAAGCTCATGACGACGATCCAACCGCCAACACCAAGATGGTGACCTGATCTCAAGGCAACTTGAATGGCACAGCCGGACCAGTGCTGGTCGGCAGCTCAGGCATAACCTCATCAATCTGACCAGGCACCATGTCGGTGATCAGCTGGGTCAGTTCAAGTTTCAGCTCACTGATGTAAAGCTCGGTCAGTGATGGGATGCGGGTGTAAAGCAACACTGATCCAGCGATCATGCCCGCTGACATCACAAAGGATGCGACGGACATCACGTTAAATAGCTTCTGCATGTCTTTTTAGGTGAACAAAAAGCCCCCGTACTCTGCCCGAATACGGAGGCTCCTGCTGTCCCGTGTGAGAAGACTTCTGAGTTATAGCTCAGAACTTGTACTTGCCACCCACCTTCAGGCCAAAGCCAGCATCTGCGTCATCAAATTTGGCCGCAGAAACTTCGCCGTAAACACCAAAGGATTCAGAGACTGGAGCGCCAATGCCCATCTTGCCTGAAAAGCCCACCTCAACATTACCATCATCAGGCTGAGCAACGGCAGGTCCTCCTTGCATATAGAAGCCATCCTTTTCCCAGCCCACGTGACCTTCAAAAACAGATCCAGTGAAGTCTGAGCCAGACCAACCAGCGTTGAACTCAGGGTTTAGGTAGAAACCGTCGGCTTGAGCAGGAGATGCCAGCACAGCTGCTGAAACGGCGACACCACTCGCAATGAGAAGCTTGAACATTGGAAAGAGAATTAGCGTTTTCCTTGGCCACGGTACTTCTTTCGGCCCTTTTTGGGTCGACTGTTTGTGCCATTGCCCTGTTTTGTCCGTTTCGGTTTACCGACAACAAAAGTGTTGCCGCTAAGTGACTTGGCCATCAGTAACCGTCAGTTGACTGCAGGTTCTGGTACTTGAGAGCCAGGCCGGTGAATAGACCATGCATGGGGTGCGAGATCATGTCCCGTCCATCAAGGAAGAACAGTTCTTCAAGCCACAGCGTTCTAGCCGCCATAGCCTGCACGTCTTCTGCTCCAGGCTTAGAGGCGATCATCGGGTCAGGGCGTTGCATCAGGAAGTCGGCTTGGGGTATTTGTCCTTGATGGCTTGGATCGTTGCTTTCCAGCCGTCGTATCCATTGTGGTACAAATCGTCCAGCTGGTCTTGGATTAGAGGGTACTCAGCCGCTCTTTTCTCCTTGTACAAGGTGGCAGCCTCCTGCGCCTGCGCTTGAGCGATCTCTGCATTCCTTGTTTCAATCTCAGCGTCTGTCATGGGGACAAGAACGCCGTTCACCATCTTGTTCATGTCAGTGATCAATAATTGAACTAAAGCGCACCATAAATAGAGAAGGTGGCTCTCGTAAAGTTACCTGAACTTAAGAAGAATTGAACGCAATTTTGCGCAGACGTGGTTGTGTGTCCACCTTGATTGCCGATACTATTGTATGCGGTCAGGTCATTGCTTTCGCCAATAATGAGGGTCGATATTTTCGTAGATAGAGCCTCATTTAAATCAAAAAGGTTCACCTGACCAACCATGGCATTCATATTGAAACCAGAAAACTTGAACTGACCAGTAGCAGTACCACCACCAACTTTATAGTTATTGCCAGTGTCATAAGTACCGTCGACGCCAACTCTCATGTGCACATTGGCGCTGCCGCAGTGCGTAGTGAAAAGAACCTTATAGTTTTTATACCCCGTCAGCCCAGTGAAAGAAACGTTTGCGGTAGACGAGGTGATATTAGAAGTTGAGATCAATGTATGCGCTCCACCACCGCCGCCGCTGCCAACCTCAACAACCGATCCACCGTCAGTCTTGGTAAAAACGCCACCGTCGGTGGTATTGATCGCGAGTTCACCTACAACAAGATCTGAAGCCTCAGGATCAGAGGTGCCGCGCTTCTGTTTAATAGTGTTCGCCATCAGAACGTACCGCCATCAATATCAAACCCACTCGTAGCTCCGTCTTCTAGGAATGTGACAAGGTCAGACAAAGCAACTTGCTTCATCGTTCCTGCGTCGTTCATCACCATGCGATCTGCAGTTGCAAGCGTGGTAGACGTTGCAGATGTGCCGCCATCCATGATGTTCAGCTCTGTCGTGGTGACAGTCGCTCCATCAAGAATGCCGACCTCCGTAGAAGTCAACAAAGCAAGGGCAGCCGAAGCACCTGACTGACAACCAGAAAGGTTAGTTAGGTCAGCATCAAAAGCCTGGACGTCACTGCCGATTGCTACACCGAGTGCAGTTCTGGCGGCTGATGCAGACGTTGAGCCAGTTCCGCCATCAGCAACAGCAAGCGTTCCAGTAATCGAGGAAGCCGCAAGATCAACAGCAAGCTCTGTGGACTCAATAACAAGGCCACCATTTGCCTTGAGGTCAACGCTGACCTCAGAGCCGCTTACATCAATACCATCACCAGCAGTTGGCGCTCCAGCAGCAGCAGCAATCGTGATAGTGCCATTGCCATTGGTAATCGTGATATTGCTGCCAGCAGTCAGCGTTGCCTTGCTTAGCGTGTTGCCACTGGTATTGCCAATGAGCAACTGACCATCGGTGTAGCTGGTTTGGCCGGTGCCGCCTTTGTTAACAGCAATGGTGCTTGCAGACCACGTTCCAGAACTCAGCGTTCCAACAGAAGTAAGGCTGGAGCCAGTAACACCAGAGCCAAGAGTAGTACCACTAAGAACGCTGGTTCCATTGATCTTGAACTCTTTACCGGAAGCAAGATCAATATGCTCACTGCTAGTCCAGCTGTCAGTTGCATTCAGCCAACGAAACAGCTTGTCAGTTGCTCCTTTAAGGCTGAAACCACCAGCGTCGGCTGTCGTGTCAGTTGGAGTGGTGACATTGCCTAGCGTGATGTTTTTATCCTCAACATCTACCTGAGTCGAGTTCACACTGGTGGTAGTTCCATTGACCGTAAGGTCGCCAGTAACCGTCAGGTTGTTGCTAAAGGTTGTATTGCCTGAAAGCGTTGCACCGCTGAAATCACACGTTCCAGTAAACGTCTTATTGCCACTAATTGTTTGATTGGTTGTCAGCGTCGTAAACGCACCAGATCCCGCAATCGAAATAACAGAACTGGCGGCACCTCCACCAGCATCTCCAAATCCGTAGTACAGGATATTGTCAACCTCTGAGTACGCCGGTTCCGATGGAGCCAAGCTGCTGGGAGCACCAGACGCACCACCAGATGCACGTTTCTTCAGGCGGATGGTGTTAGCCATGGCTTAAAAGTTGCCTCCAAGGACGATGGTGTTGATTGTCCATGTCGCGTCTGCTCTGTACTCGCCAGAGGCTGAGTCGTAATAGATGACGCTTTTGTCCACTTTAGCGGTTTGATTCAATGAAAACCCAGAG